TCCTGCTATTTGCAGAAGTTTGTTAATCTGAACTGCCGCGTTGACTGCGCTTACTTCTTCGCCCGCTGCCTCAATCAGCATCTGCTTCTTTAGTATGTTGTAGAACTTTAATTGCTGCGGTGTTAATGGTGCATCTCGCTCAACAAATGTAATCGGCGGCAAATCGAGGCAGTCGGCTTTCTCAAATCGGATGGCGGGTTGCAGTGCCTTGTGCACGATGAGCTGTGACGTGGGCTTGGGTATCCACTTATACATAGTGAGCTTCATCATCACTGTGTCTCGGAACTGACCGAAGAATGGTGACACGCCTTTAGGGTTCACAAGCTTTGCCAATCCGTAAGCATCCACAGGCGACTGCGCCGCTGGCGTACCAGTCAGCATCCACAAGCCCTTTATAACTTTTGTTAGGTCGCGCAGGTCTTTCCAACGCTCGGTCTGCGCGTTCTTATAAGCTGACGCCTCGTCCACAACGATGAGATCAAACCCACCCGCCATGATTTCTTTCTTCACGATGCCGACACCATCGAAGTTGATGATGACAAACTCGGCACCAGCCTGAACAATTTCTTTGCGCTTACGTGCGGCACCATAAGCAACTGACACCGTGCGGTGAATTGCAAATTTAAATAGATCATTCTGCCAAGCCGACTTCATGATCGACAAGGGGCAGATCACTAACACACGCTTCACTAATCCGATGGTCATGAGGTAGTCGACAGCCCAAATTACTGATGCTGTCTTACCTGTACCTTGCTCATTGAAGCAGAACGCTTTTGGATTCCCTGTCAAAAACTCTGCTGTTGTCTTCTGATGCTCGAACGGCGTGAACCCCGGGGGACGAGGCCACGAATACTCTGATAGGTTCATTCGTTTGCTTCTTTTAATTTAATTTGGTTTGAGCCAATGGCGTATGCAAGTTTGGATTCTTTCTGTAACCGCACGCAAACGTCTCTTGCTTCTTTTGTTGGGTGATCTTCAACTTCTACCCAATCAATCCACCCTCTTCCAAACATCAATAACCATTTTTGTTCGTCTGTCATTTTTTCTTGCGTTCCTTGGCGCTGATTTCAGACACTACTTTATGGTTTGAACCGCGCTTGAATGAGCGGTTAACTGATGGCGGTTCCAAGCGCACGCCATTCTTATTAGAGCCACCCTTGGATAGAGCCACTCGGTGCGCAACATCTTTGCCTTCTCGGATGTCGGCTTCACCATTCTTGTTTCGGTCTGGGTTCTTTTTGTCTATACCTTCTCTAGCACGCTGACGCTCTAAACGCTCTGGGCCTTCGCCACGTGCGAGTTGTTGCTGGTATTCCTTTTTATAAGGGCGGGGTTTGTTTACGTAGGGCATGTTAGTTCCTTAGTATTTCATCATTTGGTTTTTGATGACTTCTTTAACTTTTTGTTCAAACTCGGGCGAATAAATGACGCCGGTTTTGACTTGGTTGTGTACTACCCCACCATAATTATTCAGTTCTTTGTACACGGTGTCGACAATTAACTGCCGCACATCGTCCTGCAACTTGATATAAGCGGCGGCGCTTTCTTTCTCTTCTTCTGTCATGGAATTCATAACTTAGTTCCTGTTGTATTCACATTCTTTCACTGAGCAGAACTTGCACAGTGGGCCTTGGATTGGATTCCAGACTCCATTATCTAACGCCGCCTCAATTCTTGCTACGTCTCGGGCGGCGGGTTCTATGTACTTTGGCATCATCTCCGAGTGGTGAATAGCCCTCACGAATTCCTTGCTGACTACAAACAAGAGAGCCGACTTCACCCTTTTGATCTCCGGAAACTTGGCGAATAATCCACAAGCGACGAGATCGAGTTGCTTCACATCCGCATATCTCGCACTCTTGCTCGTCTTGTAGTCTATGGAGTGTGCCGTTCCCGTAGTCCGATTGATAATCACCAAATCCGCTACCCCATGCCACCATACATCCGGAGCATCGAAGTCGCACGACTCTAAGCTCTTCGTCAACCCAAGTTTTACTTCGCATAACTTATCTCCGGGGATGTCTTTTAAGACGTCTAGGGTAGCTTGCATATAAGCAAACTGTTCAGGGATCGGGGTTCCGTCTCGGATGTATTCTTCCGCCACAGTGTGAGCTGTCTTTCCATACAGTGTTGCCTGTGTATCCGGCTCAACAATGTCCTTGGCTATCTTAGTGTGGTAGTACTTCTTAGGGCACTGTTGAAATGTTTTCAGGCTACTGAATGACCAGACAATACTCATAACGTGCGAACTCCTCTTTCACCATGTTCAAACCGAGCGCTACGTGCGGCGGCATAGGCATCATAAACCTTTGGGTAGTATGCCTTCACAGTCACGTCGCGTGTCTCAATAATCCAATCGTCACCCGACATGTTCCAGTCTGGGTCTAAGTCTAGTAACTGCGACAACATAGAACCACCTTCTACTTGTACTCCACCGGGTGTAAAGAACGCCCACTTTCTAACCAAGCCTTTGTGGTGCTGAATAATAGGATGGAGGTACACCTTCATTTGTATGGCCTGTGGTATGTCACCAAGCAACAGAAGTCCACGTACCGGTTCATACGCCCCTGTGTTACCCGAACCATCAAAATGCGGTAACGCGCTACCAAAATCTAAAAGATTTGTGTACTTTTGTTGTTCTTTCTGCAATGCAAACTTATCACCCTTTACCTCTACATAGATACCGCCATTTGCATCGGGTCGGGGGTGGGGCAAAAAGAAGTCAGGTAAGTAGCGAATGGTTTCGGTTCTACCATTCGCAAAGATTTCTTTCTCGTAACCTTCGCTCTCATACTCCCACTTTATACCTAAAGTGTCGAAGAACACAGCCCATCGTGCTTCCAACCTTGAGCGAAAGCGGTAGCCCTTGTACGTAGTTTCGATTGCTTTAATGTGATTCATTCTTCATCCCAAATGTCGTTAGGCCAAACTAGCACAGGGGTTTCAGTCCCTAAGTAGCCGCCTTCAATGTTGAACTCAATAAACTCCCTAGCTTCCTCGGCATCCATGCCGTCCCGCATAAGAATCTCACGTATCTTCTCCGCGTCGTAAACCAATACAGATACTTGCGTACTCTCACGCCAAATACTGGCTGGGCCTATGATTGCTTCGTCATACCCGTCGTACTTAATCATGTGTTGAGTTCCTTTAGTTTGGCTTCAATGGCTTGGGCAAATTCAATTAAGTCAAGGCTATATGAGTTTGGCACTATGTCTTGAAACTTGAGTATTTCCTCATCCGTCAAACCAGTCCAAGGTCGCTCAATAATGTCATGCCCTGCTTGCGCATAGGCTTCGGCTCTCCACATAGCGGCTCGGTTTTTGTGGTACTCACAGTGTGGGCAGTCAGTCATCACCTAGTACCCCTAACTTTTTTAGCGCAGCGCGTAATCCTAAAAGACCACCTACTCGTTGGTCATTGATAAAGATTTGGGGCATCTGCCTTGCATCGGGGAACTCTTTGAGGAAGTTAGCGAGCCTATCTCCAAGCTCAATGTCTACCTCGTTGTATGGAATGTTTTTAACTGTCAACAGTTGCTTTGCTGTTACGCAGTTAGGGCAATTCTCTCGTGTATAGATAGTGACGATCATAGTGGCGCATCCTCATGGTTATCGGGGTTGAACTTGGGTTGCTTTGTACCCTTGTCCTTGGGGTTTGGGAATGGGGGGAAAGGCCAAGTCATGGCTTTTCCTTCAACACAGTTTCTAACTTATCAAGTGCCTCGTCCCATGTGTTGTAGTCGATGCTATTGGTAAACGAATTCACCACGGCCTTAGCCGCAAACTCAACACGTTCTAGCCTATTGATACGCGCTCGCATCAGCCGATTCTCAACTTCCAAGTCGGCAATGTTCAAATCCAATTCTCTTTCTGCATCTGTCATAGGTCGTCTAGTCCTTTCTTCATTAGCGCTTCGAAGTCTTCGTCAGCTTTTATGTCTTGGTAAATTAGCTCCGTAAACTGCATCAAGCTGGCAAAGTCACCACGAATCTCAATTTCGTCAATGTCTTTTTCTTTTTGGTCGTTTGGGAGTAACCCCGCCAATACAGCAAATGAAACGACAGTACTAAGCCGAACTCTTGAAAACTCTTTATTAACATTCTCCATAGCTTGCTCCATATCCTGCTTCGCAGTTAAGTGGTAACTCCATACCCCAATCCGGGCGGGTGCGCATGCACATCTCAACGTATTCCTTGGCAGTTTCAACTTCTGCTTCGGGTGCAATACAAGCGATGGCATCATGCACAGTCATCACGACTCGGTACTTCTTTGCAACCATTAGCATCTGCTCACCGATCACAATCCGAGCCAAGGCTTGACACACGTTCTCAATTACCTTGCCACCATAAATGCGTGTTGGGATAATTGCTTTGCCCTTCTTGGTGTCATACACCAGCTCGGATTTCCCTTCCTCGTTCTCTACTACACGCAGGTTGGGATAGCGTAGGTAAAGCGTATTAGGTAATAGGATGCCGTCACTACCCTCAATCTTTAAAATACCGCCTCGCCCAAGCGTTGTCTGCTGATTCTGTAATACTGCTTTGAGTGCTGTCGCCGCAGATTTCCATAGCTCAGTAATTTTCGGATACGTTGCGCGGTACGTGTCGATAATCCTCTTTGATTCATCCAACGTAATCGCCACATTAAAGTTTTTGAGTTGCGCCTGAAACTTTGCCGCGCCCATGCCGTATCCGCACCCAAGGATGGTGGTCTTTCCAACGAACCTTTCGTCTTTCGTAATCTGCGATACATTCTTGCCATAGATAGCAGATGCCATGATTTTGTATACATCTTCGCCCCGATCAAATGCGTCTACTAAGTCGTCTTGTTCCGCAAGCCATGCGAGCGTACGGGCTTCAATTTGTGATGAGTCTGAATCAATCATCATGTATCCGTCCGGGGCAATGATTGCCTTCTTCAGCGGTGAGTTGCGTTGTAGGTTCTGCAGATTTAACTTGTCGTCCCCACCCCACCGCCCTGTGTGTGCGGCATAGTAGCGTAGGGGTACAGGCAGTGAGCCACGTTCAGAAATACCAAGAAACCTTTCAGTCCTTGTCTCTTCGATCGT